GCATGCCCAATCTACTACGGGCCAGATCATCGTCGTTGCGAAACGCATGATAGTTGGTGACCTGTCGTGCGATATTGCCTGTGCTAAGAGCGTATTGGCTAGTGGTGTTGGCCATGAAATAGCCGGCCACATTGCCGGTCACATTGGCTGAGCCACCGGCGGTAAAACTATAGCCAATCAGGTTGGCCACTGCACCGTTAAATGTTGTGGCAAAATTGGTGCCTATCAGGGTGTTGGCTGAACTGCCGGCATTGACGCCAATGAATGTTGCAACGGTTGTGCCATTGCTCACAAATGCATTGCTGGTGTTGGCACTGTTGCCCAGGTTCAGACTGAATGAAGCCCCTCTATATGTGTTTGTGACGGTGCCCACAGCATTGCCGCTGATGACATAGGTTTCGCCCTGCACCGCAGTGAGTCTGCTGTTTGAATTGGCAGTGCCAATGTTGCCGCCTGAAAGATTGGCATACAGGCTACCCACCACCATGGCTGTGCGTAGGCCATCGTCGTATTTGAATATCTCATCCTGCACAAACAGTCGAGTGCTGGTGGCATTGTTGCCAAATGTGCCTAGTCCTGAGTAGTTGCCGTTGCGGCCAGTGCCTATCAAGATCCTGCCAGGATTGGGATTGGTGTTGCTTTGGAAACTGTTGCTGTTGACTATGACATTGTTGTTGAAACGAATGTTGCCCAGAGTCACATTGCCCGAAGACACATCAAAGGTCATTGCGGCGTTGCCAGCCAATGCTCCGGCATTGTTGAACTGTAGTTGTGTGTTGCTGCCGCCCGCTGAGGCTGTGATGCCAGTGAGTTGGCTGCCATTGCCCAAGATGTAGTTGCCTGTGATGTTGCCTGTGGCACTCACCGTGCCGCCGGTGAACACATTGCCTGCTATAACATTGCCTGTCACACTCACATAGCCCGCAGAGCCCGGCACTGTAACAACGCCGCTTACTCCTGTGGCTTCAAACTTGGTCAATGCCATTTCAATGATGCCATTACCTGAATAATAATTAGTGTTTGGTATACCACCAAAATTGCCCGAATTGTTGTATTGGAATTGGAATGGTGATCCACCTGGACTGCCGCCACCGCCTGTGACAGCGGCAAACACACCGTTGCCATACAAGACCTGGCTGCTGTTGCCGTTGAGATTGAGGGCACTGACATTGCCCAGGTTGGCCGCTGTGATGTTGCCAACAGCACTGATCACCCCTGCGCTGGTTATATTACCGCCTATGATGTTGCCCACCACGCTGACATAGCCCACGGTGCCGGGCACAAACAACTCACCACTGCCACCACCACTGGCAGTACTGCTGAATTTTATTTTGCTGATTTCGGTTATGCCGTTGGCTGTGTAATGGAATGCATCTGTGATGCCACCCAACGCACCGCCGTTGTTGAACTGTAAAGTGTTGGCTGATCCCCCGGCCGCGATGTTGGCCGCAACGCCGGTCAACTGTGAACCATTTCCTACAAAAAAGTTTCCGGTAACATTGCCTGTGGCTGAGACCTGCCCAACCGTGAGTATGTTGCCGCCGGTAACATTGCCTGCAATCACATTGCCTGTGACACTGACATAACCTGCGGTGCCGGGCACAAACAACTCACCACTGCCACCTCCGGCAGCGGTGCTGCTGAATTTGACCTTGCTGATTTCGGTTATGCCGTTGGCTGTGTAATGGAATGAATCGGGTATGCCGCCAAACACACCGCTGTTGTTGAACTGTAAAGTGTTGGCTGATCCACCGGCCGCGATGTTGGCCAGTTGTGAACCATTGCCAATAAAGTAGTTGCCAGCGATGTTGCCAGTGGCTGATACCCGACCTGCCACATTGACATTGCCTGCAATCACATTGCCTACTACACTGACATAACCTGCTGTGCCCGGCACAGTGATCTGGCTGCTGGGTCCTGCCCCGGCTTCAAACTTGGCCGACGCTATTTCAATCACGCCGTTGCCGCTATAGAAAAATGTGTTGGGCACACCGCCAAAATTGCCCGAATTATTGTATTGGAAGTTGAGATTTGTGCCGGCTGGGCTACCGCCCGCTGTGATGCCAGTGAGTTGGCTTCCGTTGCCCAAGATGTAGTTGCCGGTGATGTTGCCGGTGGCTGAGATTAGACCACCTGTGATGATGTTGCCACCTGTGACATTGCCGGCTGTGACGGTGCCTGTGGTTGATATGGTGTTTGAACCAAATGCCGCCATGAATGCGGCCACATTGGCGTTGGCGTAGGTGGCTGTGATGCCAGTGAGTTGGCTGCCGTTGCCCAAGATGTAGTTGCCGGTGATGTTGCCAGTGGCACTTACAGTGCCGCCTGTGAGAATATTACCTGAGTTAGTATTTCCTGTGACACTTACACTGGTCAATGTGCCCACTGTGGTGATGTTGGGTTGAGCATTTGTATACACAGTGCCAGCTACGAGTGCGTTGGCCACTTGACCTGTGACATTGGCACCTGCCACAGCATTGGCTGTGTTGGCTGTGTTGGCCTGCGTGACACTGCCTGTGACATTGGCACCTGGCAAGTTGGTCAAGAACTGACCATTGCCAATGATATTACCTGTGGTGACATTGCCAGTGGTTGATATGTTGTTGCTGCCAAATGCGGCCATGAACGCAGACACATTCACATTGCTGTAGGCTCCGGTGATGTTGCCAGCGGTGATGTTGCTGAGCTGGCTGCCGTCACCTATGATCATGTTGCCGGTGATGTTGCCCGTGGCACTGACTGTGGTGACCACAGCATTTGCCGCATAAAGATTATTCCAATAACGGTTGCCCACACCCAGATCCAAACTCACATTGGCCACGGGTGTGATCGCTATGTTGCTTTGCCAACTCTGTGTCAACGCATTATACAACCAAGTGGCTATGGTTGCGTTGCCGGCTTCCAGGCCAGCACCGTCGATGTTGGCACTGGTGCTTTGATTGTTGGCCACTGTGATGGTCTTGTCATTGGTTGTGACCACATTGCTGTTGATGGTGGTGGTGTTGCCTTGCACAGTCAAGTTGCCGGTGATCACTGTGTCGCCGTACACAGTGACATTGGCGGAACTGATGTCATCACTGAATAGATTGCCGCTGATTGTGACATTGCCCGAAGCACTGATCAGTCCTGTGTGTATGTTGCCTGTGGTTATGTTGCCTGTGGTTGATATGGCATTTGAGCCAAAGTTGGCCAAGAATGTGGCCACATCTGCATTTGAATAGGTGGCTGGCAGGCCTGTGAGTTGGCTTCCGTTGCCGACAAAGTAGTTGCCTGTGATATTGCCAGTGGCAGTTATAGCCCCTGCTGTGACATTGCCAGTGGTTGATATGACATTTGATCCAAAAGCAGCCAAGAATGTGGCCACATTGGCGTTGCCATACACACCTGGAATTGGTAGATTGGTCAGTTGGCTGCCATCACCCAAAATATAGTTGCCTGTCACATTGCCAGTGGCACTCACAGTGTTGGCAGTGATGGCACCTGAATAGGTAGGCAAGAAATTGGCCACATTGGCATTGCTATAGTTGCTTGCAGGCAAGTTTGTGAGTTGGCTGCCATCACCTAGGAAATAACCTGCGGTAATGTTGCCTGTGGTACTGACTGTGTTGCTTCCAAAACTGCTCAACAAGGTGGTCACATTGCTGTTGCCATAGGTGGCAGGCAGGCCTGTGAGTTGGCTTCCATTGCCCAAGATATAGTTGCCAGTGATGTTGCCTGTGGCAGTGATGGCACCTGTGACAGCCATGACATTGCTGGAGTTGTTGAATGTGAATGCCGGACTGCTGCATGCTGTGTCGTTGTTGTTGAATATGACTTCTGTGTTGCCACCTGGCAGCACAATGTTGCCAATGATGTTGCCAGCCGACACATTGCCTGTGGTAATCAAGTTGGCTCCATACACATTGCCCGCGGCACTGATGTAGCCACCGGCTATGATGTTGCCAGTGACACTGATGCCGTCGTTGATGGCCTGTGGCACTCCGTTGGCATTGTACAGGCTGGTGTTGTTGTTGGGTGGAACTGTGCCGTTGCCGCTGGCGATGTTGGCGTATAAACTGGGCATGTCTAGTCCTTATTTGACCGCGTACTGGCGTGTGGTTCTGGGTTGGAATATGCTGGTCATGCGGGTGTGACCTCCTGACCATTTGCCCAGGCTGTTTTGATATTCAACCACGGTGTAGGCTTCGGTGAACTTGGCCTTGTAAACAGCAGCATCTTCTGTGTTGTGCCGTTTGATATAGTATTCGTGCAGGGTGCCATACACATAGCCTTCTGGCCAGGTCTGCAACACCGGATTGGTCTGCACTGTGCTGGCCGTGCTGCGACTGATATTGGTCACAGTGCCTGCAGTGGGTATGCCTCCTCCAGTGACCAACAATGTGAGACTGGTGGCTGTGGGTATGCCAGTGATCACGGCCACGCCGCCTGCTGTCAGACTGCCTGTGCCTGCTGTGGCTGTGACGGTGTCCGTGACCACTAGACCTGTGACATCGGTCATGCCTGTGATGCTCACTGTCCAAGGACCCGAGCCTGTGACCGAGGCTATGGTGCCAGTGGCACTGATCACTGTGCTGTCTGTGACCGGAGTGAACAACAGGTTGAATGCCTTGTAATAATAAAGATTCAGCAGGGTGCCTTCACCCAGATATGGCAGGAACTGATAGTTGGCACCCACTTCTGAGAACTTGCCGCGTATGACCATGGGCACATTCACCGGTTGTAGATATAACTGTGCTATCAAGCTCTGTGTGATGATGTCACGATCACCTATGCGATCATACACGATCCAGGGACCGGTGTTTGATGGCATGGCATTGGTGCCTTGCTGGAAGAACAAGATGGGCTTGTTCATGTCCGCGGGTATGGGCATGAGTTGGTTTTCACCCACTGTGCCAAATGTTTCGTAGGGATTGGTCCTCAGCGCCGGCAGTTCCACATTTCGCATGGCCAGTTCGGCCTGGAATATGCACTGTTTGATTTCGTCGTCGTTGTTGCTGCCGGTGAAGTCTTTGACATAGTCAACTAGGCTGTCGGCATCTGGTATTGGGAACATGGTCTAATGTCCTTTGAAGAATTTGGTTTCGCCTGCTTGAACAGGATATGGCACATCTATGGGTATGGGCATGCGTCCACCTGGGTAGCACACATACTGCGGATATTCGGCCTGCACCACACGGTAAAACTGTGCTTTGAGCGTGCGATCGTTTTTCAACGCACTCCAGGGCATGCCACCAAAATATTGATCGCTGATCCGGATGGCCACAACTTCG